TTTGTGGATTCTTAGCCATGGATCGAAAGGTCTGTGTCATAAGGGTCACAGCGACGAGATAGGAGCGTTCAGATCTCCTTTTCAAGTCGAGGTTTGTAGGATCCTAGATCCTCCATTCTCTCTCTCTTACAAAGTGGAATCTTGATTTCAAGTCAGGGAAGACTTGATTTTCATATTCCTCTTTGGCGTGCTCCAGTCTTCGTGTTTGGTCTTCCTAAACCCAAAGGATTGGGTAGGAAACCCATTCACCGAAGAATGGAGGACGGAGAAGTGGTCTGGACTCGCCTGGTGTAAACTCAGGTGAGAATCTATCGACTACCCAGTTATGGGCAGCTTCAAGGTTCTCCCGGATAAGATCATCGGTATGGTTCTACAGTCTTGAGTGAAATTCGTTGGAAAATTCCGCAAGGAATGATTCAATGGATGTCACACAAGTTACTGGGAGACCCCATTGGGCCAGAGCTTCACGCAAGTGATGACCGAGGTTACCAATGGAATTCTAGTACATGTAGGATCTTATGAATAGAGTGGTTCTCTTCACAGAGGATCTACGATATCCAGAAATAATACTGATGATCCGGTCCAGTTTACTTGTGGTCAAAAAGGTCAAATCGTAACCTCGATCAAAAGCCTTCTCCAATACATGACACTAGTTTTGCCACGAAAACGTTGGCGAAAATAGTCCATGTAGAGGAAAGGCCGTGACTTCTTCACCTGCGTGAAACAATCTTTTGGCAAACTCGAAGGTATCAGGTGATACCAAAGTTTTTGCTGGAGATAGTGGCACTCCAAGTGAAGCCATCACATTTTGATAGGCTAGAGCGACCCTACCATCCCGGATAACTATGTCATCACCCTATATTCGGTAGTCGTGAAAATCGTTGTTTCCAACGGATCTCGCGGCATACCAAACTATATAGTGATGAATCAGAGCCATTAGCGCCCATGAGGAATATAGTCCCATCGGTTGTCCAGTTCCGTACAGCAATGCACGGCCTTGGAAATCGAATGGATACTTTACCATTATGGTTTGCCAATTCTCTGCGTAGTTAGGAGAAAACATCTCCGCCAGCAAATCCCGGTACAAAAATACTGGAATTTTGTCTGTTGCAGCTGTTAGATCGTAACTATAATAGTTCTCCGAGTCTGGCCCAAAAGGAGCAATTGATTGACCAAAGGTACAATCCTCTGGAAACTTTTTCTATACTCCCAAAAGGAATATATGAAGAGGTCTCTAGCAGGTTTGTGACCAGTAGTCACCTATTGCTACGACTCTAGTTTTCCCGTCGACATCAGGGACCGTGGCGATTCTTCGAAAGGAGGTTTCCCTACCTTTTCTCGGAGTTTCCCCATGATAACTGGTGTGTTCTGGAGAGCTAAGTCGGCGCATGTATTCTTTCTATAGCGGGCCTCCTATTCTTTCTATTGCCTCATAAAGAGGACGTGGAAGAGATAGTAGATCTGAAATAGTAGTATACAATGCACGGCCTTTTGGTCCCACTTTAGAAGTAAAGTGGGGGCATGTGAACACAGGTGGAGTTTGGTTACCTATTGATTTCTTAGCTAGAAAGATCTTCATTGGACCTTGTATCCGGGCCCGGATATCTTGGTACGATGGTAGATCTGTAATAGTTGAGGTATCAACGGGTTTCCAAGCTGGTATCATTCTAGACACTTGAAGAAGTGTTAGAGTGAAACGGATCGTTCCGTGATCTCTCCTACGAAGACCGGGTACCTAGGGCCCAAAAGCCTTTGGTATTCCGTCCTTCGTAATAGCGATCCCGGGAAGTTCCTACTTGTGACCTGCGATGTAAGAATATAGTATTGTTCTAAGGTTTTTCAACCAAAGAACTGTGCTCTAATCTCCTTCGCATTTTCTCATTTTCCAGATTCTTTCTGTAAATGGAATGGAATCCTTGAATTTTACATGAGTACCGAACTAGTACGTCATGGTTAGTAGTCGCAAGACTTTCTAACTGTTTTGTATAATGTTCATATTTGTGTATTATTATTTGGGTTCCCTTCTCATAGCAGAAGGGGCATAGGTAGGGAGGTGGAATTCTGGA